TTTTTGTAAGTTCACTAAGAACATACGACTCGCATTGTTATCTCCACCCGATACAGTTTTAAAAGTATCTAGTTTATCGACTATCTTTCTGAGAGTATCTGTATGGAAAACAAGAGTGCAGTACTCGTCTTTACCTATACACAGGTTATGAAACCAGTAATCAGACTCAGTTGCTCTAATGCCTGAAGGTTTACCCCAAGACTCGTACTCAATGCAAATGTTACCTGACTTCTGCCAAATATCTCTTTCTGATTTGACTTCTATCTTTTTATTAGTGAGCATGTCTGCTATCTTTTCTTCTCTAACAGTACCATACTGTAAATCTAAATCAAATTTCTTTCTATCTTTTTTAGTGGGTTTCATTATTTTCTCCTTTGTTATTAAATTACCATTCACCACAACCGCCTACATCATCACACATGGGGTAATTTCTACACCCTAAATGTTCTATTTCCCATTCCAGTTCTTTCTTTTGTTTTTTAGTAAGAGGTTTATTTGCATAATATTTCTCAGCCTCACTACCAGTCACTTGCATTTCATATAGTTCTTTATTTGTATACTTAATGAGTTTCATACCAACTGTCTCCTATATTAAATTCGCCCGTTAATGGACACCTTAAATCATATTCTTTAGATGCTTGTTCTATACATCTAACTGCTAATGCACCTACCCCATTTGCATGAGATTCAGGTACTTCTATCTGCCATTCGTCATGAATGTTAGCAACTATTTTAGCAGGGATAGTTTGTAATTCTAACATATCCGATAAAATAATTAAAGCTTTTTTCATAACTATCGCACCTGCTCCTTGTAACAAAGTATTCAAGGAAGCGTGTCTGTGTCTAATAAATATCTTGCGTCCGTCTAATCCTTTTAAGTATCCTCTTGAAGATGCTCTTTCAACTCTATCTCTAAGAGTTTTAAATGCAGGGTTATTATTGATAAAAGATTCTCTAAGTTGTTTACCTTGCTTTCTACTTCCTTGCACGATTGAACCAAGCTTTGAGTCTCCCGCCCCGTAAATAAGTGCGTAGATGAATGTCTTACTCTGATTTCTTGATTCAAGTCCTGCAGACTTTTGGTTAGTTGTGTGAATATCTCCGTTGATAATTTCATTTATATACTCCTCGTCAGCCATATAGTGTGCTAACAATCTTAATTCTAAACCACTAGCATCTATACCTACTAGCTTGTTCCCTTTATCTACTACCCAACAGGCTCTACATTCTTTACCATAAGGACTACTTACGCTAGGAACTTGAGCCATGTTAGGGTTTCTGTGTGCCATTCTACCTGTGATTGCACCTGTAGATAATACTGAACCATGTACTCTATCATCATCTGCTACTGAATCTAACCATGAACTAATTTGTGCAATTCTTTTTTGATATAATAAAAAGTCTGCTATTAGTTTAGCTTCTTTAATGTGAGTAATATTTTTTAATGTACCTTCATCAACAATAGGTTGACCTGTAGGTGTAAACTTTTTAGGCTTCCAACCAAAACTAATTAAGTATTCACCAATCTGTTTACGAGAACCTAAGTTAAACTCTACTAACTCTTTTCTCATAAAAGGTTTCATGTTTCCTGATGTTTGTATTTCTTCAAACTCATACTCTGTTAAACCTGATTTAGAAAGTGTTCCGTCTTGTTTTAATTTAGGAGTTACTTCTTTTATGTCAACCCATTTAGGCTTGAAAGTTCTATGTACTTCGTCTTGTACTTTCTTTATCTTACAGTTTAGTTCTGCTAATAAATTTGTTGCGTACTCAATATTAATTTTAAAGCCATGCTTTCTTTGCTCTTCTAAAATATAGGTTACTTGGTGTTCTAAGTCTATGCTTTCTTTAGAGAATCCTGCAGCTTCTTTCTTTAGATATTCAAATAAAAGTTTATTCAAAATCACATCTTTTAAACAATACTTTAAAGTATCTTTAGTATAAATATGGAAGTCTTCAGGAGGTAGGTCTTTTGCCATACCTAATTTAGAACCCCAAACTTTTAATGAATGTCCTTTCTCTCTGATAGGGTTTAAAAGCCGAGACAGAACTAAAGTATCTATGACTTTATCTTTATTCCACAGGTCAATATCATGTAGTTTTTTAATTACTGGGATGTCAAAGCCTATAATATTATGTCCAATAAGTTTGTCTGCTTCTGCTAAGAAGTCAAGACCTTTTAAAATATTATCATCTATAATGTCAAAGGTATATTGTTTATTGTTTTCATCTATTGCTACAATACAATGTATCTCTGTGGCATTTAAATCGTCTGTTTCTATATCAAATACTAACTCCATAAGTCCTCCCTAAAAAGGTAGTGTATCATCTGCACTAAAACTATTCAACATTTCTGTATCTTCGTACTCAGATAATCTACCTGTATTTTTATCATAAACTAATGCAGTTGCTAACCCTACATCTCCTGTGTAACGTGACTTAAGTACACGCAATCTTGTAGTCCTAGATTCTAATTCATCATCAGCTTGTTGATTCCTTTCTAAGGCTATCACGCAATCCGATAGTTGAGCAATCGCATTAGAACCTCTTAGATGTGATAAGCTTACGTTCACTCCATTCTCATGCCCTTTATCACCTTGCACTCTACGTAAGTGAGAGACAAGTATAATACCTGCACCCGTTTCTTCAACTAAACTTCTAAGCCTAGTCATAATAGAATCAATTGCTCTACGTTCGTCACCCTCTGTAGTGGCAGAGACTAACATATGTAAATGGTCAACTATAACCCAACGACAATCACACCCTACAATAAGATAACGAAGCTTAGAAAATATATCTTCAATATCATTTGTACCAAAATGAGCATGAATAAATACTTTGTCGTGGTCAAAAGTTTTATTAAACATTTTAACTAAGTCTTGCTCTTTATATTTATCTCTTATGTCGTCAATGTAAAGCCTGTCATTAGCTTCAATAGATAAGATGCCGTCTACTGTACGTCTCCAATCTTCTTCTAAGGCTATGACTCCTACGTTATCCTCTGTTTGATGTATAAGCCAATGCTCTAACTCCCTAGTGACAGAAGACTTACCCAAGCCTGTACCTCCGGTTAAAGTTAACAATTCCGACTGACGTAAGCCTATCAATTTTTTATTAAGACCATGCCAAGGATAAGGTACACTACTTCTTTTCTCTCTATTGAGAAAGTCTTCTTGCTTCTCAGAGACTCGAATGATACCACTAGGTGTAAAGACTTTAGCATCCCACCAAGCTTGAGTAAATTCTTTATGTAAATTTTTACGAAGCATATCGTTAGCATCTTTACATCCATTAGGAATAGAAAGTATTTTAGCCTTACGTGGTTTAATAATACTTGCTACTTTCTGCGATGCTTCTATACCATGCTTGTCATTGTCAAAACAAATGACTACATTATCAAAACTTTCTACGTATTCAATGTTATCTTTAATGTCTCTGACTGCACCCTGTACTCCATTTCTAATAGAAACTACTGCCCATTTACTACCAAGTAATTCATAAGCTGCCATAGCATCACATTCGCCCTCAACTATAGTTAAATATTTACCACCCTCTTTAAAGAGTTGCTGACCAAAGAGACCTGTGCCTGCTGTCGTTCCTTCAAACTTAAAATTTTTATCTTTAACATATCTTATCTTAGTACCTGTTTGTTCATTATTTATATGGTAAGGATATCTGTGTTGAGCCAAGACTCCTTGAGAGTCATACACAACCTTCACTCCATACTTCATGGCAGTCTCTTTTAGTATACTTCTATCTGTAAGAGGTGCGTATGTACCACTATGTACTGTTTCTGTTGGAGGTGTTGGTGGTTTAGTATAATTATTATTCATAGGTACAATGTTCTTTGGTTTAGGCGTAAACTTTCCGCAACTAAAACACTTAGTTGACCTGTCTTCATTGATGCAAAGAGCATCACTACTGTTACAATCAGGACAGGGTTGATGTGTTTTATAAAAAGGACTAAATTTATTATCTATCATATATCTTCCATAAAAAAGGCTAGACACTATACACAGTAATGCCTAGCCAAATTTTAAAACAACTTAACTTTCTTCTGTGCTTTCGTCAAGTTCAGTTTCTTCCAAAGGGAGAGAACCTTCATCATTATATAATGCTACGATTCTGTTTGAAAAGAAATTAATACCTGCTTGTAATTCTTCTAAGTCAAGCGTGACATTAGCTTTCTTTTGATTCAGTCGTTGAAGTCTTCCGAAGATTTGCTGACCTTCTTCAGGTAAATCTTCTACGAAAACTTGTACGTCATCTATAGTAATGAAAGGTTTATCTAGTTCTTCTAGTGTAACTTCTTCGTTTGCCATTAGAACTCCTCCCCGTCACCAAACGGATTTAATTCATCTCCGTCTTGTGACTTCATAGGTACTAAGTCTAGCACTTGCATAGCTTGGAAGTCTAAGCTAACACCTGATTTGCCTGCGTAATCCCAGTCAAACTCATTGTATTGAACTTTTACTGCCGAACCATTACCTACTGTAACATCCATAGGCTCTTTGTTGAGATTATAGAGTTTAGGTGCAGGTCTCTTGCCGTTCTTAGCATTAACTTTTCTTTTAATGGTCACAGCTTTACCTACATATTGAGGTTCACCGCTTTCATCTTTTAATGAAAAGTCTTTAACCTTAACTCCTCTTGAGCTAAAGTCTTGAGCGTCTTCATCACTAATTACTAGGTCTACTGTGTAGACTGGTTCAAAAGTTTCATTAGGTACTGTGACGCTCGCCCAGTACGCTTTTCCTATTGCTACTGCCATATTTTTACTCCTTATATAATAGTAGTGGTTAATGTGGAGTTATTATACTCCATTTTTCTAGAAAGTGTCAAGCACTTTTTCTAAAAACTTTATAATTCCTGATTGTTCTGAGTGTGCTACATGTACAATAAACTTTTTATTGTCTTCGTCATACTCATTCATGTAAGCATCTCCATTTTCATACATGGTTTTACCATTGTCTAAACAAAAGTTATCCCATTGATTAAACTGTAGTTGTGTTAGTATAAATCTTTTCATATTAATTTCCTAGTATTTTGATAGGCACATAACAATCTGTTATATCACCATTTAGTTTAAAAGAATTTAAGTAGCTATCCATACCTCTCTTTAACTTATTAGGTATGTTTGGAGTGTATCTTGTATTAACAACAATAGAGTTCTCTACGTCATACGTAACTTTAAAAGAATAATTTCTCCTTAAAGAGATATCTTTTATGTAAGGAAGAAGAGACATGTTTGGGGTAGGGCAAGAAGCAGTAGGTGTTATCTTAACGACAGGCATTTCGACAGGCAATTCTACTACCTCTTGCTCTTTAGCTTCAGAAGGGGTAGGTAAAGGTGTTGCAATCTTATCCTGATTACCTTTATCCTCAATCTCTTCAACTAATTCTTCTTCTTCTCTAGCAATCCTTTGTGGTTGAGTATCAAAAAACATTTGATAAAACGAATCAGCCGAGTCTTGTGTCTCCTGTAATTGTCGCTTAACTTCGTCTAACTCCACCGAATTATCTTCTATTTTCATTTCAAGATATTCAAAGTCTGTTAAATTTCTTTGAACATATTGTGATATTTTTAATAAATCATTATTTAATTTATTTATTTTTTTAAATTGTTCATCTTGATATTGTAGTTCTTCTACTAATGTTGTAATAAAAAATCCAAAAAACAATACATAAGCTCCTATATAAATATAATCTTTACGTTTCATACTTTCTCCTTTTAATTCGTTTGAGTTTTCCTCTCCAATTACTTTTCCAGACCTCTATTGTATCATCTGCAAAGTAAATTGTCAACACTCCATTGTCTGCATAGAGAGAAGTAATCCTATTTTTTTCCTGCTCTTCTGCATGGATTTTATGTGCGTCATACTCTGTCATCTTTCTTCTTCCAAGATAATTGTGTAGTCAAAGGGCTCACAGTTATCTAATAGTTCATGTAGTCTTTCTAAGATTTCTTTATCAGAAGGGTAGCCTTGAAAGTCTAATTCAAAATTAACTTTATACAAAGGCTCTATACCTCTCCACTCTGTCATTCTATGGAAGTAGAACTTTCTGTAGTTATCTTTATCTTCTTCATCTACATTTACATGACCACCAATTCCTTCAAAGTCTCCAAAGAATTTATCAGGCTCTAACTCTCTCCAACCTTCATAGCTACCATACTTAAACTTAACAGTCTTATTAGTTTGAATAGCTTTAATAACATCTAGTGTTGCTTGTGATATGTTAATCATTTTTTATCCTTTTCATACTTCCAAGTCTCTCTATTAAATCTAAGACCTAACAATTCTCTTAGTCTCCATTCTAAGTTTATTAAATTTTGCAGGTCACTTACATATAATTCTCCGCATTCATTTAACATTTGTGTTGCCGAATCTAACTCTCTTAGATATTTTGAGTATTGGTCTAACTCTTTTGAAGTTAATTCAATAACTGTTTTAGTTTTTAAATGTTTTACTTTCATTTTCCTTGACCTCTATATTTTTTATATGTCGATTTTTTTCTTTTGGGCATCGTGGCAAAGCCGACATTTCCTCTACCAATATGCGTTTTCTTTCCTCGTGAACCTGTTATAGGTTGATGCTCTACTTGTGTTCTTGCTTTTCTCATGTGTGTAGCAACCTCTCTTTCTCAGTAAGAGCCATAAACTCTAAGTCTTGTGATGATACTGCATCTCTGCAATGATTAGATAAAAACTTTATAATTAAAAAGTTTATATACAAATCATCTTTTGAAAACCCGTCATCATAATACTCGTCTACTATAAAATCAAC